TCCCTTCTGGTGATCGGCGTAGCGGCGCTGCTGATCTCGTGGAGGGCGTCGCAGTGAGCCTGTTCTTCAAGCGGGTCGAGGGCGAAGTTCGGTCGTCTTCGTGGTTCGGCACGGACACGACCAGTCCGCGGACCGTCACCCCGGACAACGCCCCGAAGTTGGGGCCGCTGTTCTCGGCATTCCGACACATCGTGGACTTCGGTTCGACGCTCCCGGTCGACGCCTACCGCAAGGATGGCGGCGTCCGCAAGGAGATCCCGCTTCCTCGGCTGATCTCGCAGCTTGACGCGCCGGGAGGCCCCGGTGTGGTCTCGTGGGTCGGCCAGGCGCTCTACGGCATCGCTCTCGGGAACGCAGTCGGCTGGATCAACAGCACGGACGGTCTCGGCTTCCCGCTCGACGTGTCCTGGCTGCATTGGTCGCAGTGGTCCTACGACGAGCAGCAGAAACAGTGGTACGTACTCGGCTCGCCCGTTCCGGCGTCGCAGCTCGTCCACATCCCCTGGATCGTTCCCCCGGGTCGTCGCCTCGGCCTGTCTCCGCTCGAGTGCTACGTCTCGACCATCACGGCCGGAATGTCCGCTCAGGAGTACGCCGACATTCGCCGGGGTGGGGGCATCCCGCCCGTGGTCATCAAGAACACGCAGCGCACGGTGCCGCCCGAGGTGGCGGGTTCGATGACGTCGCTGGCGAAGGCGAAGTTCGCGAAGGGTGACCCGTTCGTCCTGGGCAGCGACTGGGACATGACTGCGGTCACGATCCCGCCGAATCACCTCCAGTTCATCGACACTCTGAAGCTGACCGCGAACCAGATCGCCGCTGCCTACGGTCTGGACCCTCGCGAGGTCGGCGGCACCTCTGGTGAGTCGCTGACCTACTCCACGGACGAGTCGCGCGGCCTGATGCGCGCCTCCAATATGCGCCCCTACCTCGAGCGGTTCGAGCGCGCCATTGCCCGGATCTTGCCAGCGCGCCAGTACATCCGCCTGAACGTCGACGCGACGATCCGAGCGGACATCAAGACGCGCACCGAGGTCGTCGGGCAGCAGATCTCCGATGGCCGGATGTCGGTCAACGAAGCCCGCGCCCTCGAAGACAGGCCGCCCGTTACCGGTGGCGACTTCCACAACGTGCCCGCACCCAACGCGGAGCCGAACACGAGACAAGGAGAAACCCCATGACCGAGGCTGAGCGTCGGTTCACGTCGGTTCGGGTCGAGATCCGCGCCACCAGTGAAGGCCAGAGGACTATCGGCGGGTACGCCGCCAAGTTCAAGCGGATGTCCCAGAATCTCGGCGGTTTCGTCGAGCAGATCGACCCCTCATTCTTCAACAAGTCGCGTGGTGACGGCTGGCCCGGCGTGGTCGCCCGGTACAACCACGACGACAACATGCTGCTCGGCACGAGCGGCGCCGGCACCCTGCGCCTCGGCATCGACGAGGTAGGCCTGACCTATGACGTCGACCTGCCCACCTCGCGCGCGGACGTCCACGAGCTGGTGCAGCGCGGCGACGTGCGCCAGTCGTCGTTCGCGTTCATCGCCTTCGAGGACGACTGGACGACCACGGACCAGGGCTTCCCGCAGCGGACCCTGATCTCGGGCCGTCTGATCGACGTCGCGCCCGTGAACACGCCGGCCTACGAAGACACTTCGGTCGGCCTGCGCTCGCTCGCGCAGAAGTTCCACGCCGAGTTTGACGAGGTCCGCAAGATGGCCGAGAAGAACGAGCTGGTCAAGTTCTTCAAGCGCACCGACAACACGGGCCCGAGCGCCGAGCAGGTGCGCCGTTCGGCTCAGGCGGCGCTCGCGAAGTCGCTAGCGCTGGACCCCAACATCACCCTCTGATTTCCCGTCCGACAGGCAGGGTAACCCCCACCTGTCCGATGGTCTGCAACACCTTCACTCCGGCAGGGCGACCCCACCGGGACTCAACAAGAAACCACGAGTCCCGAGAAAGGGGATCGTCATGGCTAAGTCCATTGCGGACCAGCTTATGGAGCGTCGTGCGACGCTCATCAACCAGGCTCAGGAGATCGCTCTGCGTGGCGTCGCCGAGGGCCGTGACCTGACGATCGAGGAGCAGACCTCCTTCGATCAGATGGTCTCCGAGGCGGGCACCATCCTCGAGCGCGCGAAGGCGATCAAGGACGGCGAGGACCGGGCGCACGACCTCGAGAAGTCGTTCCGCAACATCACCGGTCGCGAGCCCGAGGCAACCACCACCGCCGACGGCGCACTCGGCACCTTCCTGCGCTCGGCGCGCATGGGTGACGCGTTCGATCTCGCCCCGGTTCGCGGGGCCGAGAAGCGCGCGATGCTCCGAGGCGCTGAGCAGCGGGCAATGTCCGCGTCGGGTGGCGTCGCTCAGGATGGCGTGTACGGCCAACTGTGGCAGTACGCCATCGCGGGCTCGCAGCTCCTCCAGGCCGGCGTCGACGTGATCAACACCTCGGACGGCAACACCATGCCGTTCCCGGTTGCGACTGCGCACGCGACGACGGGCAACAGCACCGTGGCCGCCAGCGCCGCGCTGACATCCTCGGACTCGACCATCACGACCGTCAACTCGACCGTCGCGAAGTACGCGTTCCTGACGCTGGTCCCGACCGAACTGGTGCAGGACGTGACCTTCGACCTCGAGGGCTACATCGCCATGAACGCCGGCCGTGACCTGGGTCGCCAGGTGGCCAAGGTCGCATCGGCTGCTGTCGTGTCGTCCTTCACGACCGCTGGCTCGACGGGCCCGACCGGCACCTCGACCACTCTCGGCACCCAGTCGACCGCTGGTCAGGGCTCCGACCTGCTCGTGGACCTGTTCCACTCGGTGTTGCCTGAGTACCGGTCCTCGGCGGCGTGGCTGATGGCCGACCCGACGGCGGCGATCGTCCGGAAGCTCAAGGCCAGCACTGGCGAGCCCGTGTGGCAGCCGTCGCTGACCGCTGGCGACCCCGACCTCATCATCGGAAAGCCGGTCTACATCGACCCGAACCTGCCGAGCCCCGCCGCGAGCGTGAAGTCGATCTACTTCGGCGAGTTCTCGGCGCTCAAGGTCCGCATCGCAGGCGGCCTCCGGTTCGAGCGCAGCAACGAGTACGCGTTCGGCAACGACCAGGTCGCCTTCCGGGCGATCGTCCGTACTGGCGCGGTCGGTCTCGACCCGAACGCCGTCAAGTACTTCGTCCACTCCGCGACCTAAGCGGGCAACCGGTTCGCCCCCAACCCACTGGGCTGGGGGTGTTCCGCCTGCCCGATTTGGGTCCCCCGCACTTTCCAAGGAGGAACGACATGGCAAAGGTTCGCATCCTCGTGCAGCCCACCGGCTGTATCAACGGCGAGAACTGGCCGGCAGTCGGCGAGACGATCACGATCCCCGAGGCCGTGGCCGAGTCCATGGTCGCCGCTGGCCACGTCGAGCGCATCGGGAAGCCCGAGACCGAGAAGCGGCCAGCGGCTAAGGCCAAGGTCGAGACGCGGAAGCCGTGACCTGATGTCCGTCGTCACGCTGGACCAGGCCAAGCAGCACGTGAACATCGGGACTGGGACGAGTGACGCGGAACTGCAAGCCTTCGTGGACAGTTGCGAGGCTGCCGTCTCGCGCCATGTTGGCCCGCTGTCGCCGACCGCTGTCACGGCCGAGGTGTCGGGCGGCGGAACGGTCCTGATTCTCCCGACGACGCCGGCCATCTCGCTCACAACGGTCACGGACGACGCCGGCACTTCGGTCTCGACTGCAAGCCTGCACGTCAGCCCGGATGGCGTGGTCACCTACATCGGCGGCGGCACCTTCGTCGCGGCTTGGTACACGGTCACCTATCAGGCTGGGCGAACCAGTGCGCCGGATGACTTGGTGCTCGCCGTCCTCGAGCTGCTGCGCCACAAGTGGAGCGCCAGCCAGCGGGGCGGCAAGGGCGGCCAGGCCGCGATGCTGGCGAACACGATCCCCGGCGCTGCGTACACGTTCCCCTTCGCTGTGACTGAGCTGATGGCCCCGCACATGCGGGTGGGCGTCTGATGTCCAACTCGCTGCTTCCGGGGCTGATGGATGCGCTCGTGTCCGTCTTCGAGGACGCGTTCCCGGACATCTCGGTTCTCGATGGCCAGGGCATCACTGAGGACCCCCGCGGCCGGCTGATGGTCGGCATCGAGGACCCCGACGAGACCGGCTTCAACGAGACCGTCGAGATCGCGCACGACTGGGCGGGGTTCGGCTCCGGAGTTCGGGAGCAGATGGGCACCGTGTGGTGCGTCCTGGAGACCTGGAACGGCGACAGCGACTTGAAGTCAGCCCGCGACGAAGCAGATGCCAACTTCGCGACCATCCGGAGTCTCCTGCGCACCGATCCCACGGTCAAGGCGGCTGTCTCAGATGGGCACGCGACGGTCGCAACCGAGCGGTGGTCGCACGTCCTGAACCAGGAGCAGGGCGCCGTCGTGCGTCTCGCGTTCCAGGTCGCCTTCAAGGCATTCGCCTAACTCGCTCTCCCCGATTCAACCGCTTCCATTCAAGGAGGAACCGTGGCTGCACTCACAGCCTTCACACCCACCGTCGCGGGTGTCGCGAATGCGGGCGCCGCTGTGGCGGCCTCGGACACGATCGATCAGGCGACCCTCGGATCTCGGGGCGTCTTCCTAGAGATCATCAACGGCAACGCGTCGTCCGACACGGTGACCATCAAGGACTTCGGCAGCACTGGGGCCGGCAACTCGCTGACCAGCAACCAGTACACGGTATCGGTCACCAACGGCACGTCGAAGGTGATCCACGTCAAGCCGTCGCAGGTCGACCCTTCGACCGGGCTGGTCACGGTCACGCACTCGGTGACCGCGACTGTCACCTACAAGATGTACTCGTTGGCGAGCGTCTGATGAGCAACACGTACCGCGCCGTCTCGGACCGCGCGAAGGCCATCAACGGCGAGGACATCTTCGAAGCCGACCTCAGTGCCACCGAGGAAGCGGACGCAGTCACGGGCGGACACCTCGAGATCGTCCCCCGCAAGTACCGCGTCCTGTCCAACAACTACGCAGCCGGCAAGCAGGGCGCGACCGTTGAGGCCGCCCTGCTGGTCGAGCTCGAGGCTGCCCTGATCGCGGGTGGCCACATCGAACGTGTCGGCCCCGATTCCGACAACGCCACCACCACCAAGAAGAAGGGCTGACCGATGGCGATCTTCACTATGA